ACTTGGAAGTTATCTGGCCTACATCGGTAAATGTGATACCTTATGGACAACCCTTATTAGTATTCCACAATACAACTTGCTACGATGAGAGTGGTAAAGCAGTTGGTGCAGACCAATCGGCAGCTACTAAATTGGCAGGAATGATTAAACAAATAAATGGAAACGTTCAATCCAAATACACAATTCAGGGACCTCCGGTAACAAACTTACCTAAAACGGAAGAGTTGAGTTCTAAACAAAATAAGTATATAACTCAATTACAAAGATTACAACACACTTTCCAATTATCAGATAGAGCAGGTGTTGCAGAATATCATACGGCATGGTGGGAAGATTTTATAAATAAGAGTGGTGTTAAACTTCAAAAGTTAGAAAAAGAAGCTCTTATTAGAAGATGGGCATTTGGAGATAAAGGTTTCCGTTTAAATACTATATCGGATAAAGAAGCACAAGAATGGGCAATAAAAAATGATAAGGTAAATGTAGCATCGCAACAAAAAGAAAATATCAGACCGTTTGAGGAGATATTTTTAGGAGTAGGTGCAGATGTTCTTTCATTTATGAGTTCGGTTCTTACTGTAAATCCAGAAACTGCAATTCGTAGTATGGGAGATAGATTAGAAGCAACTGCTGAAAAAGTAAGAGGTAGTGGTGATGTATCTAAAATTGCCAAATTAGAAATGGAATTGACTAGATTAGCTAGTATTGGTGGTAAGGATAAGATAGTTCCAAATGAGGGTATTGTGTTTGTTTATAAAGGAAATACTTACAAACTCACAGGAACATTTGCACCATTAAATCAAATATTAGGTATATTTTACGAATAAAATTTAATATATATAAATATATACAAAGGTTACTAACAAAAATATTATGGCAAAAAGAACAAGTTTTGAAGAAAAGAATAAATTTATCCACCCAACCCGTAAAAAAATTATAGATACGGTATTTGGTAGAACTGATGATAATCAAACTACATTTGGTTATGAAAAAGCTGCCGAACAAAAAAGACAAGTTGGTGAAAGATGGGTAGATGCCGAAGGTAAGGAGTGGGAGCAAAAGGAGGGGTATAAAACCAATGTTACCAAAATGGATGAAGTTAGAGCATACTTACAAAAGATAAGTAAGTGTTCGGATGAAGAATGTAAAACTATAAAGTATAGTAGTGCTGATAAAAAGTTGATTGTTAAAACTGGCTTATGTGCAACTTGTTTAGCAAAGCAAGAAAGTGTTTTAAGAGCAGATGGTACTTGGCCTTTTTATGAGGATTACAAAATGACATTGAATAAATTAGGTTATGTTAGAGATTTGAAAGCTCAATTTGAAGAAGCATTGGGGGGAATAAACACTCAATTACAAATGGTAAATGAGGATGGTTCTCTTTCTAATTGGCAATGGGATGTTGATATTGAGGAAGTAAAACAAAATCTACGAAATGATATAGATGGTGCTTATAACGCAATTGAAGAGTTGTTAGAACGCAGAATAGCATTAGAAGATAAGTTACGAGAATTACATCACCCAGAACTTATAAAAAATTAAAACTATGATGAAGTTATTTAGCTTTCAGAACATTATTATTATCGCATTAGTATCGTTTGTATTATATAAACAATGTAGTGTAGAAGATAAAGAAATTAAAACCATTAAAGTAGATGGTAAAAATTATGAATTGCTAAAACATCAAGTAGAAACTCTTACAGTTGTAAAACCTACTGTAAAATATTTAAAAGGTGATGAAATCTATCACGAAACAGTTGTAGAAAAAAATGTAGAAGTACCTGTTTATGTAAAAGCAGATACGGAAAGAATACTAAAAGATTATCATGCAAAAGTTTTGTATAAAGATAGATTAGTATTGAGTGATGGGTTAGGTGTGATTGATTTAGTTGATACTATATCCAAAAATAAAATCATCGGTAGAAAATGGAATGCTCAAATAAATGAGAGAACTATTACCGATACAAAAATTGTAAAAGAACTTCCAAAAAATCAAGTTTATATTGGAGCACAAGGTGTAGTGGGTAATTCTATTGTAATGGCTGGTCCTCAAATAACTTTGAAAACTAAAAAAGATAATTTATATGGTGTAAATTTATTCTTAGATGCAAATGGTAACAAATACTACGGAGCATCAATCGGTTGGAAGATTAGATTGAAAAAATAATATGGCAGTTCAAGGACAACCAAAAAAGAGTCTAAAAGAGATAATATCAGACGAATATCGTAAATGTAGTTTAGACCCCATTTACTTTATGAAAAAGTATTGTGTTATCCAACACCCAACTAGGGGTAAGATACCATTTCACTTATATCCGTTTCAGGAAAATTGTTTAACAGATTTTAAAGAAGACCGTTTTAATATTATCCTTAAATCTCGTCAGTTGGGTTTATCAACTCTATCTGCGGGATTTATACTTTGGAAGATGTTATTCAATCAAGATTTTAATGCATTGGTTATTGCAACCAAAGTAACGGTTGCAAAGAACTTGGTTGAAAAGGTTAGAGTAATGCACGATTTATTACCAGTTTGGTTGAGAGATGGTGGTAACTCTTCGGTTGAAGATAACAAACTATCACTTAAATTAAAAAATGGTTCTCAGGTTAAAGCAATTGCATCATCACCTGATGCAGGTCGTTCGGAAGCCTTATCACTATTGGTTGTGGATGAGGCAGCATTTATTAGAGATATTGATGAGATTTGGTTATCGGCACAATCTACTCTATCAACGGGTGGTTCGGCAATCGTATTATCTACACCAAATGGTATTGGTAACTGGTTTCACAAAATGTGGGTAGAAGGAGAAAGTGGAACAAATGGATTTAATTGTATAAATCTCCATTGGACAGTTCACCCAGAAAGAAATCAAGCTTGGAGAGATGAACAAACTCGTATTTTGGGAGCAAAGGGTGCAGCACAAGAATGTGATTGTGACTTTGTTGGTTCAGGTGCTACGGTTATAGACCCCGAATTATTGAGTTGGTATAAAAACACATATGTAATGGAACCTGTTGAAAAAGCAGGATTTGATAGAAATCTATGGAAATGGGAATATCCAAACTACAACAAACAATATATGGTTATAGCTGACGTTGCCCGTGGAGATGGAGCCGATTATTCTACTGCACAAGTTTTAGATATAGAGGATTGTTCGCAGGTTGCCGAATATAGAGGTAAAATTGACACAAAAGATTTTGGAAACTTTCTAACTGCATTAGCAACTGAATATAACAATGCACTTTTAGTAGTAGAAAACTCAAACATAGGTTGGGCATGTATTCAACAAATTATAGATAGAGGATACCAAAATCTATTCTATATGAGTAATGACTTAAAATATATAGATGTTGAAAGGCAAGTAACTAATAAGTTTTACAGAGATGAGAAGCAAATGGTTGCAGGTTTCTCTACAACATCTAAAACAAGACCTCTTATTATTTCAGCATTGGATACATATATGAACGATAGAGATATTCTTATTCGTAGTAGTAGATTGATTGATGAAATGTTTACTTTTATTTGGAATGGGGGTAGAGCAGAAGCAATGAAAAGTTATAATGATGACTTGATTATGGCATTGGCAATTGGTTTATGGGTTCGTAATACCGCTCTTCGTTTAAGGCAAGAGGGAATAGATTTAACTAAAAATATGTTGAATTCTACAACCGTAAATCACTATCAGGGTGTGATTTCAACTGGCTATCTAAAACAAAATCCATATGAAATGCAATTGGGAAAAGGAGATGTTGAAAATTTATCTTGGTTACTTCGATAATTTTTATATATTTATAGGTTGGATATAACATATTTTTAAAATGAATTTAACTAAAATCATAAAAGAATTAGAAAACCCTTGTTGGAAAGGGTATGAGATGGTTGGAATGAAAGATAAAGACGGAAGAGAAGTTCCGAATTGTGTTCCGGTATCAGAAGATAAAGGACCTTGTTGGAAAGGTTATCAACAGGTGGGTATGAAAGAAAAAGATGGTAGACAAGTTCCAAATTGTGTACCTGTAAGTGAAGACATTAATTCAGATGATGATGTGAACTATGGTATAGTTGAACCGGAAGAATATGATGTAGAAGATGAGGATATGGAAGATTTCATTGCTTTTATGAGAGGATATGACAAAAATCTAAACGAAGGTTGTCAATGTTTGAGAGAAGCAGAATATCAGGGTAGAGAAGTGAAATTGGGTAAACCAATGGCGGGTGATGTTAAAAAGTTTAAAGTATATGTCAAAAACCCATCTGGTAATGTTGTAAAAGTAAACTTTGGTCAAAAGGGAGTTAAAATTAAAAAGAACAATCCAGAACGAAGAAAATCTTTTAGAGCAAGACACAATTGTGAAAGTCCAGGTCCGAGACACAAAGCAAGATATTGGTCTTGTAGAAAATGGTAATAATATTTGGAAATTACAAAAAAAATTATTATCTTTATAGATACTTTACAAATTAAAAATGGCAGATAAATCAGTATTTAGTAGATTACAAAAACTCTTTTCAACTAACACAATTGTTCGTAAAACGGATAATGGAGTTAAAGTAATTGATACAGACGAGTACCAAAATATGACGACCAATCTTATTGACCGTTATATGAAATTAAAGGTTACAAACTATGGTTCAGGTCAAATTGAATCATCTATGGCATATGCTCAGGTTCGTATTGACTTATTCAGAGATTACGATTCTATGGATATGGACCCGATTTTGGCATCTGCATTAGATGTTTATGCCGATGAATGTACTGCTAGAAATGAAATGGGTAATGTATTAAAGATACACCATGAAGACGATAATGTTAAACAGATATTAGAAAACTTATTTTATGATATTTTAAATGTTGAGTTTAATCTTTGGCCTTGGACGAGAAATTTAGTTAAATACGGAGATTTCTTTTTACAATTAGAAATGGCTGAGAAATTGGGTATTATAAATGTAATGCCTTTATCTACTTACGAAATGAGTAGAGTTGAAGGATTCGACCCAGAAAACCCACAAAGAGTTAAATTTATATATGCACCCTATATGAATCCATATGGTGGAGCATTGAGTTCTCCTAAAACTGAATATGAGAACTATGAGATTGCTCACTTCCGTTTAAATTCTGATTCAAACTTCTTACCTTACGGAAAATCTATGATTGAAGGGGCGAGAAGAGTTTGGAAACAATTGATGTTGATGGAAGATGCAATGTTAATTCATAGAGTAATGAGAGCACCTGAAAAGAGAATCTTTAAGGTAGATGTTGGTAATATCCCACCAAACGAAGTGGATAATTACATGCAGAAGATTATAAATGCATCAAAGAAAGTTCCATTTGTTGATGAAAAAAC